GTCTTGCGCAGAGCTCAGCTGGTCTGAGGTTCTGAAGTCACCCTACGGTAATCTCCTTACGTCCTCATTTCTTTCGAATCCTACTCCATCTCCATGGACCTCTGATTCCACCACATTCCCTCCCCTGCGTAGCTTTCCTTACCTTGTCGTTTCGGCCGTCATCAACGGCTACTATTTCCTTATCCTCTTCACCCTTCGCGTGCTGCCTGATTAGAGGCGACTGGCGCTAAAACCTAGCCAAAAGGGCTCTTACCTGGACGGAGGTTAGCGGAGACAAGCTCCGGACCGCTCCCCAGAGATCACCCTGGCACTAGGCAACCGCTGACCCAGCAGTTCCGCTTCACACGCGCACGGCAAGATTCAACCCAAGTCTCTCTAGTATTTAAAGTGCTAGAGGTCAACACCAAGGGGAGTCTTACACCGTGATAGGAGGGAACCACTACGTAGCAGCCTACTACGACTTTCCCGACAAGTTGGGTACGACTACGTCTTACAAGTTTAGTTCAATGATGGAAGCGTTAGCTGTCCACAGGCCAAGAGGCTCAGACTTTACTCGACGACTAGCGTCCTCACTCCTGGCGTGACACACCTCACGCCCCACACACACCGGTAGTGATCACCGACAATAGATTCGCAAGTTATCCCGTGCTCGGGATCCGTATATCGAGAAACTTGGCCGATACAGGTCGACTTCAAGCTCACGACTCACCGTGGATCTCTCCTTAACGTTACTACCACCGGATCTTCTCCGGCGCCAACACCTCCACTTCTCTCTCGACCGTCTCCTGATAGGTTGGAGGATTATCCCAGTGATGCGTAAACTGTGTTTGCAGAACGCTATCAAGAACTGGTGTCATCTTACAAGACCTATCAACAGGACGGAAGAACCTCTTCCTTCGAACCTGCCTCCAACTGAAGTCATCAGTGAAGGTTCTCCACTTTGGTCCAGAGAAATCAATTACGGGACGACGCACTAGAGATAACTGCAGGCAGTATCTTAGGGCGGCCCGTTCTCGACACTCACCAAAGTCGACGGAGAACTTCCACGATGCCATCTCACGATCATTCAACTGCTTTAGCTCAGGACTAAGGGAACTTGTCTCGAGCATGGTAACATGCTCGGAATCCAGCACAACTAGGTGCGGAACAGGTGCCTTAGGGAGCTCCCTCACAGTGAGGTCACGATCAAGCAGGCCGAATATCCGAGACATACGGAAGGCCAGACTGCCACGGAAGCCCAACTCGTCAGGCTTAAAACGCACCGACCTCATCTCGGCAAGATGCCAAGAGAAGAAGGTACGCGCAGCCCGCCAAGCAACTTCAGTAGCCTGACCCCGTACGAACGAATGGAAGGTAGTCCCCAGAGAATTGACGTAATCAGCCCGTCGGAGCATACCGAAACGCAACGTCGGAGTCACGGTAAGGTAATCCCCACTCCACTCGAAGAGAGTGGAGTTGAGAGTACCGAACTCATCCGATACTGACGTTTTCGAAACCTCGACGTCGAGACCCAACGTCTTCACAACCTTCATCCATCCCTCTGGAAACGCCCGATCACGGGACTGGAAGAGAATGTCATCACCGTTGATCAGAAGAGGCATCGAACCTAAACCAGCCTGACTTCTAGCAAAATCAAAACTAAGAAAGTTTTGGATGCAAAGAAGCGGGAAAGAAAGGTAAGAACCCATCATCTGACCACG